CATGGCCTCCAATGTGGCATCCCATTTCTTACGCAATTTCTCCAACTCGATAATCTGAGTTTGGATTTGGGCGCGTTCCTCTTCCGTGGCCACCTTTAGGCGGTCATTGTAGATGGCCAATGCCTCATCCAATTGCTCATACGTGTGGATTTGCTCAATGGGTGTCGGCACTTTGGCATTACGCTCCATCTGGGCTTTCAATCCCTGCAAACGCTTAATTTCGGCATCAATGCCTTGCAGATTCTCGGCACTGGCCTTTTTCCTCAACGCCTGCTGGCGGCTGATGGCTTCGTCTATCTCTTCCAGCGTGTCGGGGTTCTGCAAATCCCATCCGTTGGCCAAATCCTTTGCGGCTTGTGCTGCTTCCTCGGCCTCGGCAATCTGCTGGCGCAAAGATGTAATAAGCTGCTTGTTGGCTGGGTCTGCTGCCTCCAACTGCTTCTTATACACACCGATGTTGTGTGTAAGGTCGGCATAACTCTTTGCACCCTCAATGATTTTGTCATTATTGGGGTCGCCCTTTGTGTTGGTTGTGTTAGTTGTTCTGGTGGGCGTGGGTTTAACCTTGGCCGTGGCGGCTTTGGCATCGGCGGCAATGTCGCCCTCGATTTTCCTGCTGCGCTCTTGGGATGCTGCCAATGCGTCGCGGCTGCTCTGCATATTAGGGTTTTTGCCGATATTGGCGTTGTGCTGTGCTGCACCCTTATCAGTATAAACCCAATGGCCACCGCTGTTGACGTACTCCATGCCTTTCTCGGCAGAATGGCCAGCCGGGTAAAATTCACCCTCACGTCTGACTTTCTCGCCTGCCTGCACGGTGTTCTCTTGGCGGTATTGCTCATCACCACGGGCAATCTCATCGGCCAAATCCATTTGGATTCTGTACTCTTCTGTGAGTTGTGCCAGACGGGCGGCGGCTTTGGCTCTGGCCTTGAACGATTCCACAACGGCATCGGTATTGCCGACAAACGTATCTTCGGCATCCTTGGCGTTGGTTATCTTCAACCCCAATTCCTCAAATGCCTTTTTGTTGTCCTTAATCCATTGGGCTTTGGCATGGGCTGTTGACAGTGCTTTCCATGCCGTCTGCAATTGGGTGTATTTTGTCATTAGACTGCTGTACACCTCTGACTGCTTGTTGGCAAAAGCATCCTGCGCCTGCTGGGCGGTATCGGCCACACGGTCAATCTTCTCTGTCGTATCTTCGGCGGCATCGCTGGCATCCTCAAATGCTCCCGTTAATTTTTCAACGGCAAACGTAACACCTGCAATGACACCAACGCCCGTTGCCATCATCAAACCACGTATTGCAATCTTAGTGGCTGTGGCCTGAAACGCCACACCTTTCAATGCGGCACTGAACACACGGGAAAAAGCGGCGGCACGGCTCGCCCTCAAACCAAATGCCAGCATCGCCACACCTCCGGCCTTGGTACGGGCAATCATCAATGCGTGTGCAATGTTGAGGCCCTTGATGGCTTTTGTGAGGCTGGTAACGCTTAATATGGTCATGCCCAATTGGGCGGTAAAATTCAAATATGGCTGTATGCCTCCCACGATCCCTGCAATGAGGTCGGTAACGGCGGCAAACTGATTCTTTAGCATCTGAGTTGTGGCCGCTCCCGTGCTGCTCATCGTCTCAAATGCCTTGTCAATCGTTCCTGCACTGTTATCCAGCGCGGCAATGTTTTCGTCAAACTTAGCGGCCATTTCTCCCGTTAGGCCATTGACCAAACGCAATGCCTCGGCACGTCCGAAAAGTTTGCTGTAAATAGATTCTTTGAGTTGGCCGGACTTCTGGGCGTATGCCGTAACGGTACGGTCTAACTCTTGCAGATAGTTACGCAAGCCACCTGCGGCCTTGATGGATGCGGCATTGAACTCAATACCCATTTCCTCGGCCATCTTCTGGCTCTTGCTGCTCTCCTTTGTTAGTGCGGTCAGCACACTTGCAAGCTGCGTGGCCACCTCTGACGTGTTACCCGTTACGCCCGTCAACGTACTCATCACGGCCAGCATTTCCGTGAATGACACGCCCAACTGTGCTGCCTGGCCCGTGACGGATGGCAGGGCGGCGGCTAACTGCTCAAACGATGTCACACCGTTCTTGGCGGTCAACTGTATCTTGTCCTGAATATCTTGGGCGGCTGACCATTCCAAACCATAGTTTTTAATGACAGTCGAAGTGACTTTGACCACCTCGCCAACATCGGCAATGCCACCGACGGCGGCACGGCTCGATGCTCTTAGGTAATCAATCCAATTATCTTCGGGAACGCCATTTGAAATGACTTGATACAAACCATTGGCCAACTCATCACGGGCCATTGGTATTGACTTACTCAGTTCGGCAACCTGGTCTTTTAGTTGCGCAAATCCCTCGGCATCCTTGCCAGCCATAGTGTTGGCGGCTTTCATGGCTGCGCCAAATGTACGGCTGTCCTCAGTGAGGGTGTTGAGTACGCCAGATATTTGTTGGATGGAGTTAGTAACAGCACCGATGGCAACAACGCTCTGCGTCCATTTCATAAACGCTTTGTCGGCGGCTGTCACGCGGTCATGCACCAACCCTAAATCGTTGGCCAACTGCTTGACGTTGGTTGAGGCTTGCACAACCACATCTTTGCCGTCAACTTGCAGCTTTATATTAAATTTTACGTCTTTTGCCATATCTGCTGTTACTTCTTAATTCGTTTCAATAGGCTTTCCAACCTTGCCTTATCCTCTTTGGCGGTCGGCAATTTATGGTCGGCCTTACTCTTCTTTTCCCATGGGAATGGCAATAACTTTTCGGGTGTTACCTTTTTCTTGGTGTGCGGCTGTATGGTTATTGCGGCCAACATTCGCATACGCTCCCATTCACAACGGTACTCAGTTTCCAATTTGTCTTGATAGGCATCATAAATGTGTTGGAACTCTTCACGGGTCAATCTGCAAAAATCGTCATATGACAAACCAATGCAGCCAACCGCAATGCCTAACAACTCATAAATGCCTACTGACTTTTTTTTTCGGCATCTGCGCCATCCTCTGGGGCCTGGCCCTCGGCATCGCCCATCACGGTATTGCTCCAATCGGTCATATCATCTGCACTGATGCTGTCAGCAAAATCCATCAATGACAAATTGAACTCAATACCATCATGTTTGCAGGCCGATACCAAACAACACCAAAGATATGTGCATATATCGGAAAAACTGCCAGATTCGATTTGGGTAATTTCGCGGCCCGTCTCTTTCTTGAAACGGAGCATTGCCCCCATCGTTGGCCGACAGGGGTAATGCTTGCCGTTGATTGTGATTTCAACCTTATTCATGTTGTGTCAGATTAGGTTGTTAGCCACCATCGCCATCGTCGTCGCCACCGCCATCTTCCTCTTCGCTGCCGGGGTAGATGTCAGGCTCACCGTCATTCTCCAGATTGACGGTGTACGTGGCATCGTCTTGTGCCGGGCTGGTCTCCTCGATGGAGGTAATGACAAACTTACCTTGCAGATAGGGTGTCGTGTCGCCCTCACGCTCAAATGCCTGCACCTGAACGCTCTGGCCCTTGCCCCACATGGGCGCAATCTGCACAAACCCGTTTTCGGTCTCGCCATAATAGCGCAAACCCTCTGCACTGATGGAAATACTGAGGCCCGTAACGCCTTTGCCTTTCCACAGTCCTGCGGACTTCTTGGCGGTTGCAACGGGCTTAACGGCGCGGTCTTTCGTCTCGCTGTTGTAAGTTGTGGTGTGGGTGGTGCAATGGCCGATAGCCTTGCCACCTACATTCAGCAACAAATCACTACCATTAACGTAACTCATAATTCATTATGCTTTAATTGTGAATACTAAATATTGAACGTAGGCATCATCTTGGTATCTCTCATCGCCGCCAGACAATGTGCAACTGCGCATTTTCAAACCGTCAATCTCTTTCTCTTGACAATCCAGCACCTCGCGCACTATCTCGGCCAAATCAATGCCACTCTCATAGTCTTTGGTGAAACACGCCACCTCGACTGTCACCGTGTCGGCGTTGCCACCCTTAAAGGGGCCTGGCTCAATATCAGCCCGACGATATGCAATGTATGGCAATTTGGCCTCATCGGTAACGACGGGGAAAACCTTTGTCACCTTTGCCGCCTTAATCTTCGCGCTCTCGGTTAGAAGTTTGCGGATAATCTTGCCAATGCTTAATGATGTCATAGATGCTGCCTATTAGATAAAACCACATTTCCGTGCCACGTTCTCAACGGCTCTGCCAACTTCGGGGGTCAAACCTGCTTCGACGGCTTGGAACATTTCAGGGGTTGCCCTTTCCAGAAAACGGTACGGTTTCATCCGGCCCGTCTTAATGCCACCCTTTCGTATGTACTGCCATGCTCCACCAATTCTGCCCTGCGCCTTTGCCGTGTTGTGGGCGTTGTCGGCTTTCACTCGCTTGCCTCCACGCTTACGGGCAATCGTGCCCTCTTCTGCCCACATCAAAACGGGTTTCTTGAAGCCCTTGCGGTTCTGGTGCATTGACTTCTCGCCTTTACCCGTCTTTCTGCTTGCGGCTCTGGCCTTGACCGTCACCATAAATCCCGTGGCTCTGTTGGGATTGTAAATGTACGTTCTAATTCCTTTCTTCCAGTCTGCCGTGTTACCCTGCACCTGCAAATCAGTCGCGGCCAATTTGTCCTGCGCTATCTTCTGGGCTTTCTTGGCCTCGGCTCTTATGGCACTGCGCAAAGATTTCTTGATTTCCTTGCCGTCCATCTGCTTTAACAGATACTGCCATTCGCTGCCTGTGTATTCTTCGGGTTTCATCGGCTGCTGGGTTACTCGTTCACACGCTCACAAATCAGTGTTTTCATACCTTTGTCAATGTTGGGGATTATCGCGGTCACGGTGTACAAATGGCCACCCAATTGCTGCACTCGCCAATTTTCATCGACGGGGTGCGCGTCTCGGATATTGAACTCAGCATTATAATCGGGGAAATGCTCACCAACCTCTTCACTCCTGCGGCCATTGTTCTTTACCCTTTCGGCATTGACAATGCGCGTTTGTTCGTAGGTGGTTTTGGCCTCGCCAAAATCATTCTCGATCGTGCTGGGCATCAATAACGCCAACTTGTATTTCATGCGTCCTGCAATCATTCCTTGTCTTTCACTAACTTTCGGTATGGCTTAATCAATGCAGACAGTGAATCGGGCACTTGGTGCATCTGCGTTGTGCTTACGCTCTCACGCTGATTGTACCAATGGGCTGCCAACATCATAATCGCTTGTACAACGGGCGTTGGTATCTCACCGTTTCCAATGGCTTTCAACTCATCTTCCGTGCGGTGGGTTGCCATGATAACGCTTACCTTTGCGGCATCCAAAAGGTGCTGCAAATAAGTATCATCATCGGCAAAATCGTCTGCCTTGACGTGCTTTTTGAAGAGTGCCAAATCCACTGCTGCCATTGACTAACCAAACTTTAATTTATTATCGTATGAACAGAAAGAAAAGTTTTAGGATGCGGCCACCTGGCCCAACAGGAACGCCTCATTGCGGATGGTCTTTGTGCCATAGTCCGTGTTGAGTACGAAATCCACGCTGTCCTTACGGGCCTGGGAATACGGGTCAACGATGAAGCGGATTGTGCCAAACAGGCCCATGGGCTGGTAACGCCAATCGCCCAATCCGATGAACTCAGTAACGGTGGTTGTGTCACCGCTGGTCGTAGTCTTACGGATGGCGTTGGTGGTGTACACGGGCAGGCCGCAAAGGATGCCGTTCTGAATCATGGGCACAAAGATACCATCCTTATTGATGGGCGTACCCTCCAAAATGGCCTCCATGCTCTTGGTCATAATCCAGCAAAGGTGGTCGCCAGCAATACCCGTTTCAAGCACCTTGGCCTTCATCTGGGCGTTGAGCTGCTCGAATGTGGGCACATGAGCCAACTGCACAATGGCCGGAATCTTCTTGTCACGCTGTGCGGCCGACTTGGCGGCATTGATGGCAATGGCGGCAAAGGGGCCGATGAGGTTGGTGGCGTTGTTGACCTTTTCCGTGCTAAACAAAATCTTGTTGAGCAACAGACGAATCGACAGCGGCATAATCTCGCGCACAATCATCTCCAGCACACCTGCGCTCTGGTTGAGGCTCTGGTTGGTCACGGGGATGGCAATGCCGACACGCTCAGGGGCGGCGGTCATCTTGCTAAACGGAATCTTGGTGTCACCCAATGCAACACCCTCTCCGGCAATCTGAGCCTCCACCATTTCGTACATCGGCCAAACGAAATCGCCAGCCAATCCCGTAGGCATGGGCAAACCTACCTTGTCCAGAATGAAACCCTCTTGCAGGGGCTTCAAAATGTCCTGAATGTTGAGGGGGATGATGCCGCCAGCGTTCACGTCGGAAACCATCATCATGTCGCGGACAAAGATAATTTCCGACTTCTTGCCGTTCTTCGCGTTCTCGCGGATGAGGGTAATGGCTTCCTCAGCGGCGTTGGGGTTCTCACGCAGATGCTCGGCGGTCGCCACCTGCATCTTCATTTGGAGCAACTGATTGTCGCGGCAAAGGGCCTCAAACTCGGTGCTTTCAGCCTCGTTGCGCTCACGTTTCTCCTTTTCGCACGTATCGGCAATTTCGCGGATACGGTCGCAATTGGCCTGGTACTGATTGACCAATTCGCGCACATTCAACTTGTTTTTCTTCATTGAACTGTGATTTTAGGGGGTTAAACTTAAAATAACTTACTATTTGCGGCGCAACGCATTTCGCGCAATTGCTCACGCATTTTCGTATCGTCTTTTGGGGCTTCGGGTTCGGGGGTCTCTGGGGCTTTCAGCCCTGCCACAAACTCCCTCGCCTCAACCGATGTATCGGGATATGCCGGGTTGTCAGTGATGGTGAAATCGTAAATGCCCGTAACGGCTTTCACGGTGTACGTTATCATGGTCGTACCATTCACCACCTTGGCACTGCGCTCGACGCAAGCATCATCGTAATAACGTGTGGTAAATGCAAAGCTGCACCCACCAATGTCACCACGTCTTACCAATTCCAATGCCTTGTCACCATCGACTGTATTGGGGGCCTCAAAACTGAACTTCACGCCCTTATCGTCAACCTCATACGTCAATGTACCTGCGCCCTTGTTTGATCGTGCCAAAAGCAACTGCCGATTGTGAAACATCGTCATTTTGATGTCGCAACCGTCCAACAGTTCTTTGGTCACTGCACCTGCGGCAATCACCTCTCTGGCTTCGCTGTCCTCATCTGCCCACAATGGAGCGGATGGCACGTTGAAAAGAATGGCGTACCCCTCAATAATTCGGCTGGGGGCCTCGCCCTCGGCGGCTTCACGTACTTGCAGGCTTGCAACCGTGAACATCTGCCGTCTGATTATTTGGTTCTTATTCTTCATCTTCGCTGTCCTCCTTTTTCTTGTTATCGTCGGGGTTCTTATCGGGTTCTGTCTGTGTCGGTTCTCCCTCTGCGGCCAGATTGGTAATGGATTTCAGATTGGCAGATACCAACACCGTGTCGCCACCCTCCACATCGGGCTTGTTCTCTTCACGGCGCAACTCATTGACGGTGTACAATCCCGTTTCAATAACTTGCTTCCAATACTTGCCTCTGCTCTCCAAATCACACGCATAAAGCGATTGGCGGTTAAACTCAAACTTTCGCTTGGTTGCCAGCGTCGGGGCCACCAACTTACGCAACAACTCGGCCTCAATCTTCCGCAAAATAGGGTTGAGGGTGTTATTGAGAAATGCCACGTTGGCCATTTCAGCCGATTTGTAATTATTGCTGGTATCGTCGAAAACAAACGATGGATGCACACCGAAGAAACGGCAAATCTCTCTGACCGTAAATTTGCGGCTCTCCAAAAACTGCATATCCACTGAACTCATCGACATCTGAGTAAATTGGACTTGACCGGGCAAAGATACGATGTGTTGCCCTGCTTGGAAACGTCCATCAACATCAACTGCCGTTTTCTCCAATTCCTCATCCTGGTACTCGCCAAAACCTCTTACACTGTTATCGTTGGAAATGATACCTCTGACGTTACCACCATTGGCAAAGCGTTTAAGTGTTTCGGCATCGCCTGTGGTAGCGATATTCGATGTAAGACGGGCATACGTTAATACACTCACACCATGCTTGCCGTCAACGCTCATGCCCTTAATGTGGATAATCTCATCTTCATCATACACGCCATAAATCCCG